ACAGGTCCAGCAAAGAGGCAAGACACAGAAAGAACACGGCGTAGTAGAAGACACTCACTTCTTCCCCCCGCCGTTGGTAGTAACAAACTCGTCCATCTTTAGTTCGTGGGACTTCTGCATCTTCTCCATCTCAAGTTCGTGGTTGATGCGAGCCAACTCAAGAACTCTTACGTGGTCCTTTTCTGCATCGGTGGATGCAACGTCGGATGCGAGTTGGTCGGGTAGGATGTTTATCTTGGCAGACTCCTTGCCCTTGAACAAGTCGAGGACGGAGGTTATCATGAGAAGTGCTGGACCACCAAGAAGACCGATGACCGTGAGTTGGGAATCTGTGATTTCTCTTTCTTCCACGATGCTGAAATACGATGCAGTAGCGGCAATAACCACCCAAGCCATAACAACACCGAGGCCGAAAATAAGCATGAGTTTGTCGTTGGGACCTGACCTATCGCTACGTGCCATGTCCACACGAGTTCTCTTGCGTCTTATTAACATTTCACCCATTAAAATTAGTGTTAGGCTAAAACCAAGTCCGTAGAATCCGAAGAAGAGTAGGTCACTCAAAAACGTGCCAGTGGTAGCCATATTACTCGCCATTCTCCGCGCCGGGCTGTGAGTTTTCCCTCGGTAATTCTCCGACTGAAGGACCTGCTGTGTCCTTTCTGATTTCGCCATCACGTCCAACTTTCGGAAGATTTAGGATGTCCAACGACT